ATAGTCCATATTTGAGTAGATACAGTATATCGGCAAACTATATTAGTAAAAGAAACTCCTTCTAAAGTTATATCTCCAATACTCCAGTAATAATGATCGTCATCAAACCACCCACATACCTTTTCGTAGTACGCTCTTGGTACGGCTTTGATAATCGCTATGATAGGTCTTGATATTTCGTTTTGGCTTTGAGCAAAAGTTAATTGATAAAAACCAGTAGGATGATGATAATATATTCCGTCTTTACCCTCAACTATACTTTCTTGACTGTATGTTCCTCTTGATATATATGGGTCAGGGTCAACTGAATTAGGAGTAAAAACTCTATATATATGATTATTTTTAAATACTAATAGGGCTTGAGAATGTCTTTTTAATCCTGTTATCTGTTCCCCGTCTTGTGGTGAAATCTGTAGAAATGATGTGCCTCCTGTAAGAGTATTGCTTGTAGTAACTACATTAGTATAATAAACTTTATCCGTTGCCTTATCAGCTATCCAAACTCTATTCCTATAATTTTCTATATAATCACCTGTATGTAAAGAAGTAGCACTAAAAGAAGAGCCGTCAAACTGTTGCGTCGCCTCATCTCCATTAACCATAAAAGTCTTATCTATGAAATTTGTAAAACGAGCTTTACTTGTTGCCGTTAAACCACTCCTAACAGAGTTCCAAGATGAACCGTCATAATCATAAACATTAGTACCTACTTTAGCGAGCAATCTAAAAGTAGTTCTTGCGTTATTAATATAATTAGCCATACCTAAAATATCATTCCCAGAAGAAATTTGAGAACCGACTAATGTTAATCCATTACGCAAAGTCAAAGCTCCTATCCTATCACAATTCAAATTCTTAATAAATTGTGCTGTATTAGGAGGAGTTAAACTCTCATCTACTGCCCCCTCTTGAACGATACCGTTTTGTATAGGAGGTAATTGTATTTTTTGTAATTGTGCCATATTAGGGTATATCTATTATTATTCTTATATCTTGTGCTAGCCATTCCTTATTTACTTGACTTTCTCTTTTCTCTACCCAATCCATAAAATCAGGGTCAGTATTCCTATTCATCTGTGGGTTTTTTCTTAATTTAATTCTATATCGTAAATAAGGTTTGTATATTTCATAAAACGGCTCGTCTAAAGTATCACCGTCTGAATTGATATTAGTTATTTCTTTATAATAATCCAGCCATATATTCTCACCAGCTAAATCATCATTAAACGGACAAGCAAAAAACATAACTCCGTCATCAACTGTATATTCTTGTGGCATTCCAAAAGAAGCACCTTGCCATACATCTACATCATCAACATGTCCTCCTGTAGCTATATTGGTTACACCGCTTAATGTATCAGTGCTTTCAGTATTAGCAGTATAATCAACATTATCTATCGTCCCTGCTATACTTGCCCCAGCTATATCTATTGAACCACTCTCGTTAAAATCTCCTGAAGAAGTTAAAACTATAGAAGTATCTGTGATTAATACTGCTCCGTCTAAAGTAGTGTGTGATACACCCTCATAGTTATAATTAAGTGTTCTTTTATCAACTTGTTTTAAAGGATATTTACTCTTACCTATCCTTATAGCTAATATATTTTTATAAGTAGCAGGGTCTCGTAGATTAGTAGGCAGTGTTAATTTATATTGCCCTGGAATTATATCACCAGCGTCAAAATCAAACACTGTTCTAAAACTCCATTTCTCTATCATCTGATGACGGTCTATTTCGTTGCGCCCTTCATTTAAAGCAGTGTATAAAAATTCTTTAGTCAAAACTTCATTATCTACATTTTCTCCTAAAGAGATTAAAGCGTCATTGATTATTTTTCCAACAGAATTATCAGCAAACCCAGTAGCAATTAAACCATCTGAATATTCTGAATATTCTGTATCCTCTTCGTTCTTAAACCTTGCTCTATAATAATATGTTACCAAACCAGAAGTATCATTATAATAAGTGCTTTCAGCGTCAACTCTTATATCAATAGCGTCAAAAGCTGTATAGGTTATGCCGTCAGTTGATTTTTCTATGACTACTTGATTATAAGGTATAAACTGTATTCTCTCACCTCTTGAATGAGCGTGTGAAGATGTAGTGGCATTTAATGTAATTTTTAAAGCAGTCGGAGTAGTGCTATCGTGTGTTCTTAATATTTCAGTTTTTTCTGCTCCAATATTTCCTGTAACTATATAATTCTTTACTGCTATTTTTAATCCGTTATCAACGGCAAAATCAGTAGCAGCAGAAGAAGCGTCAGCCGTAATAAAAGTATATTGATTATCTCTTATATCTGGAGGAGTAATAAAAATCTCCACTCCTACTGCTTCTCCAAATTTACATTTTAGTTTAGGTAGTATTTGCATATAATTTTAAAAATATTTTTTATCATCTAATTTATCAAAGTATTTTTCTCCCATAGTATCAACGCCAAATTCTCTTGATATAACAGTTAAAAGTCCAGATACCCCAGTCTCATCATTTGAAATCTTTTGTTTACCGCTACCGTCTTTTTTAACAAACCAGAAACCGCCCTTTATATCTCTTTTTAATTCTAATAATGGCATACACTTATTTAACATTTCAAGAGAAAAATTTAAACCAGGACAGCTCTTGTAGCTTGCGTAGTCTTTATGGAATTTAACATTTTCTCTTAGAATATTATATTTAATTCTTAAATGAGTTATAATAGTTTTTAAAGTATCTAATTGTTCCTGTGTCGGATATTCAATATCAAAATTACCAGTTAAGCATATACCTAAACTTTTATAATTCATTCTTTCTTCCTTACAATGAGCTCCAGTGACATTTTCTTCTCTACCAGCAATCAACAAACCGTCAGGCTCGATGAAAAAGTTATATCCTATATCTCCCCAATTCTTAGATATATGATAATTTCTAACCGCTTCATATTGAGCTTTATTCTTTTCTCTTGATACTGCCGTGTGATGTATTATTAAATATTCAACTTCCATAGTATTTACCTATTATAGTGCCAAATTTTTTACCATTTTTAATAATTATTTTGACTTTATAATAAGTGTTAGTTATTGGATTGTATAATTTTTTAATCATATAATATTTAATAATTTAATAACTAATTCTTCTTCCGCCTCATTCATTTCATTCTCATTAATATATCTTGCTCTGCCCTCTTCACTTAATCTCGCTAATAATAAATGGATAATCTCGTGTTTAGCAAATCTTTTAATATCTTCATCTGTAATATCACAAAGCACTTCAGTATTTAAAGTAATAGTGCATACATATCCGCTGATGTCTGTAGCAGTGTTTGCTCCAATAATATTATCCTCGAGGTTTTCATTTTTAAAATTTGTCTGCCAATTATTAAGTTCAAATTTATTTATCCAATTTAAACATTCAGTCTTAAATAATTCATATTGCTTTTGATTAATTATCATACACTTGAAATCCTATACACGGTGTTAATTTTTCAGGTTGAACTTCTTCGTCAACCTTAACGCCGTCTAATATAGGTTTTAAATTTTTAATCTGTTTGTTCGCTTGCTGTAAGTTATTAGCTTGCACTTCTTTTTTATACCAATATGTATATTTATTCATAATATTTTATTTTTTTAAAATATCTTTTAAAACGACTATTAAATTGGTTTAATAAATCTAAACGAGCTTGTTTTTCTGTATTTCCTATGCCGTAAGGTATTATATCAGCTGGCAAAAAAACACCCTCATCAATCCATTTTTCTATTTCGTCAGAAAAATCTTCTATAGCATAAGATACTCTGTATGTAATTATTTTTTTATCATCTATATATTTTGTAGTAGATAATTTTCTTATTTTCTCACCATCGTGAACTATAAATGGTAACGATTTTAAATTGTATTTATTCATATTTTATTAAGTAAGAAAAATAATAATTGTCCGACTATACTAAAAAATAAAATAACTATCCCGACAAGTATACGGTTAATAACTTTCTCCATTTTCTTATCAGCATATCTATTATCTGCTTTGTCTAATAATTTTTGAGGTAGTTCGGCAATAGCTATTTTAATTCCATTTATATCTTCTTTTAAATTGTCTATTTTCTCAGT